TGTAAATGAACCGCATAGGAGAGTTCATCGGCATTGCAGGGTGTCGTAGTCTGTTGCAACGGATTCCTGCTCAATAGGTAGCGGTTGCTGGTTCTCAGCAAGATCGTTCGCACTACTGGCATTAAATCACGGTTCGATTCCGTGAGCCGCAAATTTTAAGTCAGTAAGTTAAAACATATGGGCATGGTGTAACGGCAAGCATGGCGATCTCCAAAATCGCAGATATAGGTTCAATTCCTATTGCCCGTGTGTTTATATATTTGCAACTAACTTGCAACTTGCAAGACGAGCATAAGACGAGAAATTGCGATATTTAAGCCATTTCAGACGAGTTACGAGACGAGAGCAAGACGAGAATCTTGCAACCAAAATCTACAAATTATGAGAGAAATCATTTCGTTCACTATCTGCCTGTTTCTGATACTTTTGTGGATTACATTTGTATCCCTGGTAAACATAGCAGGTGGTGGATATCCATGATGAGGGAATAATATGCACACAATAAAATTTGACCATTACGCAGGTGTTGAAATCATTGTGGAGTATATTCCTAAAGAGGAACTGGTGACACTTGTTGCAGCAGATAACTCCGTGCAGGTCATCCAGAACATCGGTGACAGCAGTAAATACACTGCTAAGCTAAATGCCGGGTTCTTCAATGACCAAAGAAACACACCACTTTATGGGGAAGCCTACGGGGTGCAGTGTGGTGACAATATCTGGGAAGTACCTAGGCAGGGTAAATTTATCTATTATGCGATTATGCACGATGGTAGAACGGAAGTCGGAATGGATACAGACTTCTGGTACACAAGAACCGAATGCCGCTGCGCAAGTTCTCCTGCATTGGTGCTGAAGCATAACGGCTATGACTGCGAGTGGATTTCTCCTTCAAGGACAGACAGGAGATCGCTGGCATGTTGCCAGTCTGTTCTTATGAGAACAAAAGAGTATTTCCTGTTTGTAATTACAAGAGGGAAACTTACACCGAATCAGATAAAGGCATGGTCTGCTTCAATTCCCAATGTGTTGGACATTGTGTTCAACGATGGTGGTGGGTCTGCATGTCTGACGGATGATAATAACCTTTACACAGCAACAGGAGAGAACAGAAGGATTGCAAATGCATGGGGAGCGATTGCACCTAAACAATCTGCTTCTCCGCAATTACCAAATACAGAAGCAGGGGGTGACAAAAACATGTTAACTATGAACGGAATTGATATCTCAAACTGGCAGAAGGATATCGACCTGCGAAAGATTGATTTCGACTTCGTAATCGTAAAAGCTACTGAAGGAACATACTTCGTTGATAAATATTGTGACGGATTTATTCAGACAGCAAAAGCAATGGGAAAGAAATTCGGATTCTACCATTTTGCAAGACCGACAAACGATGCGATCAAAGAAGCGGACTTCTTCATCGAAAATACTAAGAACTATTTTGGCGAAGGAATCCCGGTACTCGATTGGGAAGCTGAAAACAAAAACGATGTGCAGTGGGCATTAACATGGCTGAACAGGGTCAAAGAGAAAACTGGTGTAAAACCATTGATTTACATGTCGGAATCAGTCATAAATACTTATGACTGGTCACCAGTTGTGGCAGGAGATTACGGATTATGGGTAGCTAAATACCGTGATTCCGTTCCCGACTACAACTATGACATGTCACTCGCAGGGACAGCACCAAAAGTTAAATGGTGGAACGGCTACGCTATGTGGCAGTGGACTTCGGTCGGCAAACTAAACGGCTATAACGGAAGTCTTGATTGCGATGTATTCTACGGCAATGCAAGCGCATGGGATGCGTATGCTAAGAGTAGCGCTTCACAGCAAGTCAAGCCAACTGATCCAGAACCGCCTGTGTCAACTGATGATGTTGAAAAGCTGAAGAAAAGGATTGATATACTTCAGCAGGAAAACGAAAACCTGTGGGATGCGATTGACGTATTAAAGAAACGTATTGCAACGGCTCTAGAAGCCTTGAACGGGGGAGACGAACATGATTAAGATGAGTAATGAAACATACGATACACTCAAAAAGATCGCATTGTACATTCTGCCAGCCTTGGCAACATTGTGGCTGACGTTGAGCAAAATTTGGGGTTTCCCGTATGGTGCAGAAATCGGTGCAACCATTACAGCAATCGACACTTTCCTTGGCGCTTGCCTGGGCATTTCTTCCGCACAGTATCATGAGGCTGAAAAAGAAAGAATTGAGGGCGACAAGAGATGACCCCGAATGATATGACAGCCTTCTGGTCAGTCATTGTCAATGTTGGAGTAGCCGTAGGGGTGATCGTTGCGCTTATTAAGGGTGTCCAGTTTCTGTTCGAAATGACACCGACAGCAGACCTAAAAAAGCGTGTCACCAAAATCGAAGAACACGATGCTAAAGACCTTGAGCGCTTTTCAAACATTGAAAGCAGAATCGAAGACATGGAACGAAAGCTGAATGACACTGACAGAAATATTATCCATATTGACGAAGGCATACAGCGATTAGTCCAGTCACAGATCTCATTACTGCACCATCTTGCAACAGGCAACGGACAGAAAGAACTGCTGGAAGAAGCTGAGAAATTATCCGAGTATTTCATTAATAGGAGATGACTATGAGCGATAGAAAAGAAACAGTATCATATATCGTCTTTGAAGGTGAAATGACACGCATGGAGCGTACGAACCATAGGCTTTGGATATTCTGCATACTACTGCTGCTGACGCTCATAGGAACAAACGCAGGGTGGTTGTATTATGAATCTCAGTTTGAATACTTCGAAGTCACACAGGAAGCTGATGGGATTGAAGGTAGTAACATCAGAATGATTGGCGGTGATTATTATGGCGAGGGTGAAGCAGACAATTAGAGGTCGGAAAAGAAGAACAGGCGGTAATTCTGGGTACATTGTCTGCAACATGTGTCACGGTACAGGTCGTGTCAGAAACGGTCACAAGAAGGGTAAAAGGAAATGAGAGACCTTTCCCGTACAGAGATAATTCAGCTTGTCGAAGAATGGATTCTGAACGAGCGTGACCGTAAGATCCTTAAAAGAAGACTGATTGACGGGATAACTTATGAAGGACTGGCTTGCGAGTTTGATATGTCAGTCAGACAGATAAAGAACATCGTTTACAAAGGTGAAAGAAAAATATTTTCGAAGGTAAAGTAAGCCAAACCTAATATTGGAAATAAAAAAGGCATACTTTGCCTTTTTTTTGTATAATATACTTGCTTTAGCTTTAGTCATTGTGTAAGTTTTTTCAGCTCAAGACTTACACGAAATTTGCACTTTGGCTTCATCGTCAAAGTGCTTTTTTTATTCGAAAATTAAGGCATGTACAGAAAGTTTAATCCAAACCCATTGAACCGTTCGGTCGGTGATTGCACCGTCCGTGCAATGTGCGCTCTGTTCGATATAGACTGGTTTACTTCCTACGATGCATTAACTGCGGAAGGAAGGAAACTTGCCGATATGCCGAGCAGTAATGCCGTCTGGGGATATTACTTGTACTCCAAGGGGTTTAACAAGCGATTGGTTTATAACTTTCCAACGCACATTATTAACGTCCGTGAATTTGCAGACACACATCCTAAAGGAATGTATCTGCTTGCCACAGGAAGCCATGTAGTGACTGCCATAGATGGTGATTACTTCGATTCCTGGGACAGCGGTGAAGAAGCGATTATCTACTATTGGGAAAGGAGTTAATGACATGCCTTACAACAATAATCCGCAGTATATGTATCCGCAGTCGTATCAACAGGCTGTGCAGATGCCTTACATTCCACAGCAGTATCAGATTCCATCATCCGCTTCACAGGCATCCAGTCCGTCCAGCAATAACTTGATATGGGTACAGGGTGAATCTGCAGCGAAGGCATACCCTGTAGCACCGGGAACAAGCCAGTTGCTTATGGATTCGGAATCAGAATGTTTCTATATCAAGACAACCGATGCAAGCGGAATGCCGTTGCCGTTGCGGACATTCTCATACAAGGAGATCATAAATGTTCCGAAAAACAGTTCGCAGTCTGCCCCTCAGAACAATGTACCTCAGATAGACACAAGTGCATTTGTTACAAGGGCAGAGTTTAACGAATTAAGACAGATGATCGAAGAACTAAAGCCTTTTGATAAGGGAGACTGATTATGGCAAACAATCTATACAATGCCCTGGGCAATCAAAACCTTCCTGCTCCGATGGGAAATATACAGAACATGCTGAACAGATTTGCTCAGTTCAGACAGTCCTTTCACGGAGATCCGCAACAGCAGATACAGCAGTTAATGAACTCTGGGAAGATAACCCAGGAACAGTACAACAGAGCCGTGCAGATGGCACAGCAGATGATGAGGTTTATCAAATAAACTAACTAAATTAGCAAAGTGATTTTGCTAAAACTTGCAACTAGTTTGCTAAAACTTGAAACTAGCTTGCAACCACAACTTTTGTATTCAATCCGAGTGCGCATAGGAATGAATAAATAAACATTTCAAAAAAAGGAGAATACAAATGTCTTTATACGAAGAAAACGGAACAGGAATGGTCATGCCTGTAGCACCTATGTATGGTGGCGGTTACGGTAATGGCGGTTTCGGAAATGGTTTCGGCGGTGATGGCTGGTGGACTCTGCTTCTGTTCATCCTTCTCGGAAACGGCGCTTGGGGCAACGGATTCGGTGGTGGCTTCGGCTGTGGAGTAGGTGGAGAACTCTATCCTTGGATGAACCAGTCTACACAGATTAACGATGGCTTCCGTGACCAGATGATTAACACATCTATCAACGGCATTCAGAACAGCATTACAAGCGGTTTTGGAGACGTTCAGACTTCCTTGTGTAACGGCTTCGCAGGTGTCAACGCATCTATCACAGGTGCGCAGAATGCGCTCGCACAGCAGTTATACACCAATCAGATTGCGGATCTTGAAAGATCCTTCAATGCACAGACAGCAAGCACAGCTGGTATGACTGCACTTCAGTCTCAGCTTGCACAGTGCTGCTGCGACAACCGTGCAGCAACAGCTGATCTGAAATATACGGTTGCGACAGAAAACTGCAGTGATCGTACTCAGTCTATGATGAACACTCGTGACATCATCGATTCTCAGACACGTGGTACACAGGCAATCCTGGATAAACTCTGCGCTCTTGAACTCGATGGTGTAAAGGGTCAGCTTGCTCAGGCTCAGAGAGAGAACACTTCTCTGCAGAATCAGCTGAACATGGCTAACCTTCAGGCTTCTCAGACAGCGCAGAATGCGTTCATTCAGCAGGGATTCAGCGATGAAGTTGATGCCCTGTACAACAGACTGAACTCCTGCCCTGTACCGACAACACCTGTATACGGCAGAACACCTATCTTTACATGCCCTTCCAACAACTACGGCTGTGGCTGTGGTTGCGGCGGAAGTAACTTCTAATCGGTGAATGACATGGCAGAATATTTAACCAGAGACGCAGTGGAGACAGTAGCACTGAACACTGCAATTCCTTTTGTGGATTCTATTCCTTGCAATCGTGGATATGTTTTTCATCAGAGCGGTACAGGAATTTTTGTTCTCCGTGGAATTACCCCCAACTGTTTTGCAAGATACAACGTTGAGTTTACAGGCAACATTTCCATCCCGGAAGGTGGGGAGATTACTCCCATAGCGACTGCAATCGTGGTCTCCGGTGAAAGCCGTGACGGAAGCAGAAGTATCTACACACCTGCTGCAGTAGACGAATATGGGAATGTTACTTCACGTGCCACTATAGACGTTCCCCGTGGGTGCTGCTTCACAGTCTCCGTGGAATATGTAAACGGCACGGTAAATGATCCGACAGTAACTCCGACACCGCTTATTAATGTGGTTGACGGCAGTCTGAGTATCACAAGAACAGCGTAAAGAAAGAGGTGCAGACGATGGGCGAAAAAATGTATAAACTGCGTGACCGTCTTGAAGAAGAACTGGATAAAATCTTTGATCGTGGAAACATGACAGCAGAAACGCTGACTCTTATCGACAAGATTACGCATAGCATCAAATCTATTGACACAATTTGTGCAATGCAGGAATACGGAGAAGACGATTACTCACAGGATGATGGATATTCTGGTCGTAACTCTTATGCTAGAGGACGCGGCAGAAATGCTAAACGTGACAGCATGGGAAGATATGCCCGTGACAATGGTAACATGGGAAACGGCGGTAGCGGTAACTCCTACGGACGTAGATATTACCGTGACGGACGTTCTTATGACCGTGGATACAGCGGAGCAGATGACATGATGGGCATGTTCAACGAGATGATGAATAATGCATCTGATTCCAAAGAACGTGAAGTAATCCAGAAGATGATGAACCAGTACGGCATGTAAAAAAATGCCAAAAAGTGTATCAAAAGTGTATCACGCATAAAGAAAACCGCATGTTTATGCGGTTTTTTGACGTATGGCGCAGGAACAGGGATTTAATTTATACTGTTTTTAATTTTTTATAACCATCCAAAAACCGCATAAATAAGCCATTTTCGGTTATTGATATTTATGAGATTTTCTAAAAATGTATCACGAGTGTATCACGGGCAATAGAACGGTGTACATTTTTTGTGCCATCTCATCATCTGTTTTATCAAGCAGATGCGTATATGTTTCCAATGTCTGTTCAATGGTAGCATGTCCCAGATAATGGCTGACCGCAACGATATTGCACCCGTTCGCTATGGCATTGGTTGCAAAGGAATGTCGCAGGTCATGCAGACGGATTTTCTTTACTCCGCTTGCTTTGATTGCCTTTGTGAAGTTCCGCTGCAGATTTGTTATCGGCAGAGACCTATCCCATCCGAACACAAACGGATATTCAGCTGTTCGTTGTTCAACTATCGGTTTTACGAACTGAAGCACGTTCTTGGGCAGTTTAAGCGTCCTCTCGGACGATTCTGTCTTCAAGTCGATAAATCCTTCGTGAAAATATTTTATTTGGTGGTATACGTGTACAGTGCCTTTCTGCAGGTCAAAATCTTCGGCTCTTAAAGCCAGGGCTTCTCCTCTTCTAAGACCTGTGCAGTACATAAACGTGTATATGTTCCGATAGTGTGGAATCTCCACATACTGAATAAACTGATTGAACTCTTCGGGTGTCCATACCTCAAAAACTTCTTTTTTCTTTTTTCGCTTCAATTTCTTCAAGACTACTCCGCTGTTAGGAACTCCGTAAAACTCATGCGCAAACTTAAACACTGATCTTACTACCCCGATGCAGTAATTCTTTGTGCTGACAGCTATGTCTTCCCGTTTCGTTAATTCTGTCTGCCATTCCATCAGTGTAGACTTTGTAATGTCGCTAATCGGTAATTGGCAGAAGTCAGACATGTATTTCTGCACTCTGCTTTTTTCCTGCTTTCTGGTGCTTTCTTTCTTCGGATTCTTATACTGGATATACAGATTGTCCATCTCGGTAAATGTTGCGCTTGTAGGTGCATCATTTTCATATTGTTCAACTTCCCATGCGAGCGCTTCCCGTTTAGTTGCAAATCCTCGTTTAAGGATTTGCTTTCCTTTCCCGGTGACTGCGTCCGCTTGGAATATTTTTGCGTACCAAGTGTTCCGCTTTTTATCTTTGTATACAGGCATATTATTTATTCTCCCTCTGTAATGCCAAGCAGCGTATCTATCGCTTTACGTGTGCGATCATCCGCATCCCAATAGGCATTAACTACCTTTTGCGTTTTAGATTGTTTGACCATGTCTTCAAAATAATCTTTGTATGCTACCATCCGATTAAATTGCTCATTTACCATCGGCACATCATGACCCATTAGCCATGCAGGATCTACTCGTAACGCTTCTGCAAGAGAAAATACCTTATCCTGTTTTGCTTTATACTTCCCAGATAAGTAATGAGAGATTGACCCTTTATCGATTCCTGTCTTTTCCGATAATTGTGTGGCATTGATTCTTCGCTCTTTCATTGCTTTGCTTAACCTGTCACTGAAGTTTTCCATAACCTTGCTCCTCACAAGCATATAATAATGTGTGTTTTGGGCATTCTCAATAAATTTTTGGGAAAACCTAAAAATAATTGTTGACAGGTCTAAAAATAGGGTGTACATATATAAGCGTTGGGAAACCCCAATTTAAGAAAGGAGATGACGAAGTGGCAAGAGAGTTTGACTATAGCAAACTGCGTGGAAGGATTGTCGAACTGTACGGTACTCAGCAGGATTTCTGCCAGAAAACCGGGCGAAATGAGTCTACATTATCGCTTACGCTCAATAATAAGAGGGCATTCACACAGGAAGAAATTGCTACATACGCAGAATTGCTGGATATTCCAGGATCGGAATACGTTAATTATTTTTTTACACCTAAAGTTGCGAAAACCCAACTTTAGATCCTGTTCAGTTCTTTGAAAAACTAAATATTATCCTTCATTCCCGATAAGCAGGGCAGTAGTCCAATAAAAGGCATTATTTTTTCCCATTGATAGAAATCCTCCAAGGCAAACTGATTGATTCTTACGCATATATAGTCCTTTCGATAAAAGACATCTGTTACTTACTACATCTACTGCCTTGCTTATTGGGAGTGAGGGGAGAAAGGAGAGGAAGCACAGCATGAGGAGAGCTAGGTCGGACGATCAGATTTACTCCAGCGGATACATTTCGTTTACGGAGCTGAAACGTCTGTACGGTTACGGGAATCTAAATGCCAGAAGAATTTTCGACAAAGCTGCCGAGATTGATAAAGAAGCATTCGGCAGCAACAGAGTGTTCGTGCAAATGGTACGAATATCCAGCGTACGGAAAGTGCTTGGGATTAATCCTCAAGCAAATAAAAAGGCGGTCTGACCGGCCAAATCTGAACCGCCTACGATATGGAGATGGTTTCAAAACACCATTCTCATTATAACAGGAGAATTGAAAACATGAAAAGGGTAATTACATTTATTGCAGAACTGACAATCGGGATGATGGTTGTCACATTCGTTACCGCTTGCTTCTTCGGGGCGGTATTACAGGAAAGCTACAAGCTGTCTCCGCTGACAGCAGCAGAGGTGCAGGAATATGGTAACTAGCTTCGCAGTAATCGGATTGTGTGTGATGAACATTCTGACAGTTGTTTATTTCACACAAGCATTCCACAATCTCGAAAACAATTTCGATGCAGTTGAGAACAGGTTTGTTGCTTTAGAAAAACTGTTCGTTAGGGCTAACAGGGACATTGAAGCTCAGAAAGAAACATTGTGTGACGAATACGCTCAGATAGGAAAGTTGAAAACAGAGTTTGAGCGCATCAGATGCTATGTGTACAACAGCGTTGAGTCTGGAACAAAAGGAGAAGAACATGCCAATTAACTTCGATGCACTTGCGGATGCATATTACGCAGATTATGATCCGCAGTTCTTGGATGATGAAAAAATCTACTGCGAGAAATGTGGCGATCTTGTTGACATCTATGACGCTGAGGAGATTAACGGGCATTGGTACTGCCGGGAATGCATCGAGCAGTACGACATCAGACCAGAAGAGGATGAGGAAGATGAATAACGAAATTGTTAGAAAAGCAATGCGAGACAAAAAATTGAAGCAGTGGCAAGTTGCGGAGATGATCGGAGTTTCAGAAACTACCATGGTCAGAAAAATGAGAACTGAACTGCCAAAGAAAGAGCAGGAAGAAATTGTCAGAAGAATTGAAGCACTTGCGGACAATGAAACCGAAGAATATGACAACGTTCCCGACTTTGAAGTAGGCGAATACATCATTTACCGCAACGGTGAAACATATGAACTCGGAAGAGTTAAAAGTGTCTGCAAGGACGGATGCTTTGTCGCATACAACAATGGCGAAACAGGTGCAAAAACTCACTTTGAAGATATGCATAAGTTAATGAATGCATACACAATCAATTCCACCAACTTAGGCGGTGCATTCTTTGAGGGCAAATAAGAGGAGTAATAATGAATCCTTGTTACAGATGCAAGAAAAAAGATATGTGCGCAAGATTCTGCAAGGTGAAACTTGATTACCTTAGGCACTTGAACAAGGCACAACGAAAGAGTAAAAAATGCCACACCTATTACGGCAGCGGAGAAGAAAAATGAACGTATTGATTGCCTGTGAAGAATCGCAGGAAGTATGCAAGGCATTCCGAAAGCGTGGACACAGAGCATTCAGCTGCGACATCGAACCATGCAGTGGTGGGCATGAAGAATGGCACATACAGGGTGATGTACTTCCGTACCTCAACGGAAATTGCGACTTCACAACAGCAGACGGAACAAAACATCATCAGCAGGGAAAGTGGGATCTCATTATCGCACATCCACCTTGCACTTATCTGACTGTTACGGGTAATCGATGGTTTAACGTAGAAAGATACGGAGAGACAGCGGTTCAGAGAATAAAGGACCGGGAACTTGCGGTCGAGTTCTTCATGGTATTCGTAAATGCAGATTGTGACAGGATTGCAATCGAAAATCCGATAGGGTGTATGAGTACAAAATATCGGAAACCAGATCAAGTTATTGAACCATATTGGTTTGGTGACCCTTATGAAAAGAAAACCTGCCTTTGGTTGAAAGGTATAAACAAGCTGATCCCGACTGAATGGGTGCAACCTGCCGAAAGAGTGAAATACGGCAGCGGAAAATCTATGCCTAAATGGTATGCCGATGCATGGAAACTTCCAGCCAAAGAACGTGCCAAGATCAGAAGTAAGACATTTCATGGTATTGCTGAAGCAATGGCAACTCAATGGACACAACAATATTACATTCAAATGAGTTTAGACATTTAGAGGTAAATAATGAAACTCACACTTTTTAAGGAAAAGGTAAATCTTGAAGAAGATATCAAGAACCGCAACGACTACATCGGTGGCTCAGACATTGGTGTAATCATGGGATGCAACCCTTGGAAGTCTGCCTACACATTGTGGGCAGAGAAAACAGGATTGATTGAACCCGATAACCTGGATGACGTTGAATCCGTTTGGTGGGGTCAGCAGGAAGAAGAACTCGTTGCCAAGCGTTTCACCATGAAGACCGGGTTGAAGGTCAAGAAAGCAAACTTTGCATTTCAGTGCAAAGAGTATCCATTCCTCAGAGGGCATGTAGACCGCATAGCTTCAAAAGGCAAATGGGGTATTGAGTGCAAGACAACATCTGCATTCAATAAAACCGATTATGAAGGCGGTGACGTTCCACCAATGCATTATTGGCAGTGCATGTTCTACATGACACTGACAGGAGCAGACCATTGGTATCTCTGCACCAAGAGAAATAACAATGAGTTCCACATCATTCAGATTGACAGAGACGAAGAAGTTATTAAGCAGATGCTCGATGCGTGTGAGACCTTCTGGAAGCACGTTACAGACGGAACACCGCCAGAAGTGGATGGAAGTTCATCCACAACCGAAACGCTTAAGGAAGTGTACTCAATCGAAGCGTCAGAGCCATTCACGGTTGATCTGTCTGCAGCTGAATCGGAAATCGTTGCAATCGGAGTTATTAAAGATAAGCTCCGGGAAACCGAAACAATCAAAAAGAAATACGAAAACACAATCAAGGCACTGATGCAGGAACATACCTATGGTGAATCAGAAAACTATATCGTGACATGGAAAGCCGATTCCCGTGGTGCAAGAATCCTGCGGATAAAAGCAAAAGAAAAGGAGAAAGAAAATGTCTGAAAAAGTAAAAGTAATTGTTAAAAACTCTGTAGAGCTTTCTGATTTGTTGGAGAAACTTGAAACACAAGGATATAAGTGGGGGTCTGGGGATTTACCTACAAAATTAGTTCCGTTCGGTGATTTTCCATATGTTATCCATGTACCAATCGTGGATAAGTCCATTTTATGGGGATCAACTGTTTGCGGAGATGAGATTTCTGTAAAAGATTATTTGTCTGTAAAAGATGATGAAGAGAAAACCGTAAAAGATGATGAAGAGAAGACTGTCAGCATTAAGCGCCAAGACATCCATAATGCGATGGCAGATCTTCTCAAAGAAAATGATGAAATAGTCCAACTGTTTGAAAAACAGCCACTTTTGATTCTTGTTATCGGAATCATCATCGAAAAAATCGAAAGAAAAATCTTTGGAGAAGAAGGAGAAGAATAAAATGACTGAGATCAAAAAAGCAAATGTACCTGCATCTGCTGCTCCGAAGCAGGAAGTAGCAAAGAAAACCACACCGAAGACAATGAAGGATTATGTTTCAATGATGCAGCCAGAGATCAAAAAGGCACTGCCGAGCATGATTAAACCAGAGAGATTTACTCGCATGGTTGTATCTGCTCTGTCTAACAACAAGTCATTGCAGGAATGCACTCCGCAGTCTTTCCTTGGTGCAATGATGTCAAGCGCACAGGCTGGTCTTGAACCTAATACAGTTCTCGGTGAAGCGTACATCATCCCGTACAGAAATAAGGGAACACTGGAAGCTCAGTTCCAGCTTGGCTGAACACTTTACGGTCAAGTAAAACAACGAGAACCTTATTACTCAAGGGTGTACGGCAACTGCCGTGCTAACGGTGAACCCCACCAAATGAAGGGGAATACCGTGCCATATACCTATCTTGCCTAGAAAGAGGGCATATGAAGGGTATTTACAAAATAACTAACAAAGAAACAGGAAGATGTTATATCGGGCAAAGCAAAAACTTAGAGAAGAGGACTAAAGCACATTTTCAAAACTATATCAGAACATTGCACGGTGACTTATTCCAATCTGACTTGGATAAGTACGGAAGAGACGGGTTCAAAGTAGAGATTTTGGAAGAGTGTGAAGAAAAAGATCTTCTTGATAGGGAACGGTATTACATCGCATTGCTCAAACCAGAATACAACGTTATGTATGACGGACATGAAGTCAGTGCTGAAACGAGAAAAAAGATCCGTAAAAAACTGACAGGGTTGAAACAGTCAGAAGAAACACGAAAGAAGCGGATAGATTCAATCTTGGCAAGGCACAAAGTAATACCTCAAACCAATGCATGGCATCGGAAAAAGGTAATGATTGATGACGGTAAAGTGTACGAAAGCGTACTAGCGTGTTCCAAAGATTTAGGTGTTAATGCTTCAACCGTAACTAAAGCAATACGGATGGGGCATAAGGTTAAAGGCAAAGTTGTTAGGTATGTGGTGTAGAGACTATCGGTGATGAATGTAGCCGAGTAGGGTGGAAGATGAGTTGCCACTCCAAGTACGTTGCTTCGGAAACGAAGAAGAGATAGTCCACTCCTGTGGGATGGTAAACCGCAGGGCAAAGTGATAAAGGTATGATTACCCTTGCTGCACGTGCGCACACAACAGTTCGTGCTGAGACAGTCTATGAGAACGATGAGTTTGAATATGAGCTTGGGATGAATCCGAAACTTGTACACAAGCCTGCGCTGAAAGACCGGGGTAATCCTATTGCCTATTATGCAACGTGGAAGAATGCGGATCTCCAGGCTGACGGATTCACAGTTATGTCACATGAAGACATTCTGAAATATGCGAAGAAGTACAGCAAGGCATTCGACAGCAGTTCTTCTCCGTGGCAGACAAATTTTGACAGCATGGCAAAGAAGACTGTCATCAAACAGGCTTTGAAATACGCTCCGATGAACGCTGAAGTCCAGCGGATGATTACAAACGATGAAACTATCAAACATGACATTTCGTTCGATATGGCTGATGTAAAAGACGAGACAGACTATGTTGATGCTGAGTACACGGAAGTTGATTCTGATACAGGAGAAGCAAAAGCATGAGCAAGCCACTCATTTTGGGCATAGATCCTGGAAATAAAGAAACAGGGTATGCGCTTGTTGATGGGGAAACATTAAAGCCTATACGTTTCGGCAAACTAGATAATTATGCGCTCCTCGATGAATTGACAGACATTTTTGAAACATTCAATAACTATTCAATCCATGTAGCAATGGAGAATTTCAGAAATTACGGTATGGTCGTAGGGCAGTCAGTATTTGATAGCTGCATCTGGTTGGGGCGTTTATGGCAACATTGCAGAGAATATAACAAGCGTGGGAAAACACCTATTGTCCGAATGAAGCACATATACAGAGAAGAAGAGAAACTATGCATTTGTCATTCACCAAAGGCAAACGATGTAACCATTAAACAAGCGTTGGTTGACAGGTTTGCCCAAGATGAACCGAATCATGGCAAGGGGACTAAAAAGTCCCCTGGCTTCTTCTACAACTTTCGTGCCGATGTATGGACGGGGTTTGCATTGTGTGTAACCTATCACGATCTTTATATGGAGAAGGCAGACGAGGTGATAGAAAATGCCTAAATGTAGATATTGCGGTAAACCGATTGAATTTATTACAGCTTCTAACAGAAGAATGATTCCTGTAGAGGTTGAGCCTGTTTACTTCCATCCTGTGCAGTCTAAATCCGAAACGTATGACAAGTATTACACCGAGGACGGAGAGATGATGTGCGGAAGAGAGCCGAAGCCGTTTGAAATGAATAGGGTGAAGGGTTACCGTCCGCATAAATACTTTTGCGAGAATTGGAAATACTGCAATTCCGGGAGAAAGGGGTACAGAAAAGATTTATGAATGAATGTTTTTTCTCGGGACGTCTGACAAGCGATCCGAAGCTTAAGAAAAGTAGAGCAGGCAACAGCTTTTGCAACTTCTCAGTAGGTGTGCGTAAAACATATCGAAAAAAAGGTGATGACCCAGGTCGCAACGGCTATGACTTCATCAATCTGATTGCTTTCGGCGGTGTAGCTGACTATCTTTCCAATCACGGGAAGAAAGGCGATCCTGTTACGGTGAAAGCAGTTGCTAATCAAAGCATACAGGAAGTTGGCGGCAAAAAAATTTATGGGAACAGCCTTGTTGCGACTATTGTTGAAATCCATTTCAGTGCTGACCGTAACGGTAATTCATCCGAAGCAGCCGACAGCTCACAGGTGTTTGACGGAACAAATTTCGATGATGTAGACACGTCCGATATATCCCCGGATGATCTGCCATTCTAAAGAGATAACCATGCTTGCATATATATATATATATATATATATCTGAGAGGTATATCTAATGCGTGAGGATGTTCTGTTCTCGTCTAAAAGCGATGAATGGAACACCCCGGATTGGCTGTTTGAACAGTTGGACTCCGAGTTTCATTTCACGCTAGATCCTTGCTCAGATATAGATAACCACAAATGCAGCAGATTCTTTACCGCAGATGATGACGGATTGAAACAGGAATGGGGCGGAGAAAGAGTTTTCTGCAATCCGCCTTACTCGCGAATATCCGATTGGGTAAAGAAATGCTATACAGAATCGTTGAAACCTAACACTGTTGTCGTAATGCTGATTCCTGCCAGGACAGATACAAAGTATTTTCATCAGTATATTCTGCACCGGGCAGAAATCAGATTCATAGCAGGACGGTTGAAGTTCAGCGGTCACAAATATAACGCACCGTTCCCAAGCATGATAGTTGTTTACAGAGCAGGGGGAATCAGTGCATAGGAAGGAACACACTACATGGCAGATGGTAAAAAATACTATTGGCTGAAACTGAAGAACGGTTTCTTTGACAGCTTACAGGTAAAGAAGCTGCGAAGGATTGCTGGTGGCGATACACTGACAATCATCTACCTCAAACTGCTTTTGTACACAATGTCATCGGAAGGTGTTATCGAGTACAAAGGCATTGAATCGACACCGGGAGAAGAGATTGCCCTTGCGATCAACGAAGATCCTACAAACGTTGGTATCTGTCTCAATTTCCTTGTCTCTGTAGGTTTAGCGGAAGCAAGCAACAATATGATATTTTTCTCCGATGAATTAGCGAGTGTAGGCACTGAAACTGAATCGGCTGAAAGGGTACGCAAATTCAGAGAAAAACAGAAAGCGTTACATTGTAACGCTGATGTAACGGAAGCGAAACGCTTGTGTAACACAGATAAAGATAAAGAGATAGATATAGATAAAGAAACAGATACAGATAAAAAGAAAGAAGGATTTACTAACGTAAATCCTAAGAAAGAAAAGTCTGAGATAGTCGATTTGCAGGAAACTTGGTTCGATAAGTTCTGGGGAGAGTACCCAAAGAAGCAGGACAAGAAGGGTGCTAGAAAATCCTTCGGCAAAGTCTGCAAGACTGAGAAGGACTTTGAAACAATAATGAACGGACTGACTGTTCAGAAAAACACAACATGGAAGGGCAAGGATATGCAGTACATTCCGATGCCTACTACATGGCTGAACGGTAACAGATGGGAAGACGAACCTATTCAGCCGAAAGTGCAGATGGGTTTCAATGACCTTCCGTTCTAGGAGAGAACATGGAAAGAGAAGAGGTAAGACAGATACTAACAGTTCTGAGGACTGCATATCCTCAGAGCTTCTTAAACCACACAAAAGAATCAGCAACTCTGCTGATGGATCTGTGGTATCAGATTTTCAAAAACACACCTGCTTCGCTTGTCACAATGGCGGTGTACAACATCATTGCTCATGACAGCAGAGACTTTGCTCCGAATCCTGGGCAGGTAAACAATCGCATTAAGGATCTGATTACAGATACCCCGGAATCAGCTGCGGAGACAGCATGGAAACAACTGAAGGGTGCAATCAGAAGTGTCTACAAGTTTGAAGGCTATAACACTTCGGATGCAGAACACAACAGGAAGGTATACGAAAATCTGCCAGACCTGCTCAGACTAATGTACACGCTGTCTGACATTTACAGATTGGTTGATATGCCGAGTAAGGATCTTGAAGCATACGAAAAGCCGAGGTTCTTGAAAGCGTACAATGCGATGCGAGATACCGCTGTCAAAACAGCGATGTCTACAGGCAACTTCAGCGCTATTGCGAGTAAGCAGAAAATGCTTGCACTCGGATTTGAGCCAGAACAGGTGCTGATGATTACAACAGGAGATATACAGAATGTCTGAGAACAGAGACACATATCTGCTTCCGCACCCTGTCGCATCTGGATACCTGGAAAGTCCTATGCACAATGTCAACGTGAACATTGGCACGGATGACAACCCCGTATATCACGAATACAGAACATACCCTGCCTTTCCTTGGAAGGTATGCGACATGAACAAACAGGGTGACGGTCACGAATCAGTGTTTACTCCTGCGAGAAAAGAGCCAGATGACCATAGCAGGGATGACCCTAAAAAGTATTGGGACTTGCTTGTATCGCTGGACGCTGTACCGCAGCCGACACATTCGACACCTATACGGGGAAAGATGGATTACGAGCAGTTGTAGTTGTGAAAACACAATAAAACGCTGTGTGGCAAGCAGAGAACCGCCTAGGAGACGATTCTTCAGAAAAGATGAACACTTATTCATTTAGCTGGAGAATCGTCTCAAAAAGGCTAAAAAGGGGAATATATGTAAATGGCAAAAATGAACAGAATACAACGTGAGGTGAGCCTTGCAAACGATGCCGTGCATGGAACATATGCCTGGCTTGAACGCAAAGGTGTTGCCCCGGATATATTGCAGAAAGTAAAAGTGATTGCAAACAATTCTTTGAAACTTGGAATGCTGATAACGATCACGGAACAGGAGAAGTTTCAGAACGGTTTGGAAGAAGAATTGGAGAGTGGCGACTGATGAGAATCCCGATATATCAGCAGGACTATCAGAAGAAGAAAGCTGAGAACTATCCTAAAGATAGAATTTGTTTTCTCGGAACTGACGCTGCAGCAGAGTCTGATAAGGCGACGTTCCGAGCATACCAAAGCGGATCTATTTCACTCAGAGACGCATGCCGCCGAATCGCAGAAGCAAACATGCTGGACGAAGTGACGGAAGAGCAGTTTTTGAAAGCTGTCAAGATGCTTGGATATCAGCGCAGAGTGAGGCAGTATTAGGTGAAAGCATATGAGCGAGAAACGTGAAATCTTAAAAAGAGCTATTGATACATTTGGCTATCCTAGTCAGATGCACATGGTGATTGAAGAAATGTCAGAACTGACGAAGGAAATCTGCAAAGTTTTTCGGGGTGATGGAGAAGTCGACCACCTTGCAGAAGAAATCGCAGATGTCCGCATTACTGTCGAACAGCTGTGCATAATGTTTGATCTGCATAACCTTGTTGAAGAATATGAGTCTCATAAACTTGAAAGACTAGAAAAAAGACTGGACGAATGGGGAAAAGGAAATGAGACCGATTGATGCTGATGTGCTTTCACAGTTCAGAGATTACGAACTTCCAAAAGACCCGAATGACAAATGTTTTTCTGAAAATGACATTAAATTAATGATTCATATGATGCCTACCATCTGCTCTATCAGAATTGGGAAGTGGATACGAAATAAATATGGTGGTTGGAGATGCAGTTATTGTGATTGCTATGTGAGACGAAAAAATCC